GCCTCACATCGAGCACTGGCTGCACGACTGGTTTGTCGAGCGGCTGCTCCGGCTGCCGCCCGGCCAGCAGAAGTACTTCTACGTCAAGGCCAGCTCGTACGAGAACCCCGCTCTGCCCACTGAGTGGATCGAGGCTCTCGAATCGGAGTACTCGCCGCAGTGGGTGCGGCGGTACCTCAAGGGCGAGTTCGGCGCGCTCGTGCCGGGGACACCGGTGTTCGGCGACGTGTGGGACGAGGAGCTGCACCAGCTTCCAAGCATTGCGTGGCGGCCCGACCGCCCGATCTTCCGAAGCTGGGACTTCGGTTGGCACCATCCGGCGGTCTTGTTCTCACAGATTGGCCCCGATCGCACGTGGCACATCATGCAGGAGATGATGGGCACGAAAGTTCTCCTGCACCGGTTTGCGGAAGAAGTCGTTGAGTTCAGCAACGCGCACTACCCCGGCGCGACCTTCGTCGACGTGGGCGACCCGGCGGGCCGCCAGCGTGGCGACAAGGACGAGCGCACGTCGCTGGACATCCTCCGCGAGTACAAGATCAACGTCGTCACGCGTAGGTTCCCGAAGAAGAAGCTCATCGAGCTGATCGCCCAGCGACTAAGCATGATCCGCCGCAACCCCCGCGACGGCACCAAGTGGGGCGCGGTTCAAGTGTCTAAGGCTGGTTGTCCGATCCTAATCGAAGGCCTCTCGGGTTCCTACGTGTGGCCGAAGGCTAAGGAAGGCCGGAACGCCCACGAGTACCCGATGGAAGACGGGTGGTTCGAGCACTTGCAGGACTGCATGCAGTACGCAGCCGCCGCGATCTTCCTCGGCAACATCCTCGGCGGCGCGCTCGGCGGCAAGATCGTTAGCCCGCGCTGGAACTGGTCCCCGTAGGAGGCCCCGTGGCGAAGAGCAAGCTCGCGATCCCCAAAGGACTCACGAAGGGCCTCACGGTCATCAACAAGACCGACGACGACACCTACGTCGCGACCCTACGTGAGTGGAAGGAATACTCCGACCGCGCGCGGTGGCTCGCGTGGAACCGCTGGAATGAGGCATGGCGGCTTTACAATCATCAGTATGACTGGTCGGGAAAAGCACCGTGGCAAAGTAAGAACTACCTGAACAAGCTGCCACTGGCCGTGGAGATGGGGGCCGCGCTGGTGCGCCGCGCGATGATCGACGCCGTCGAGTGGTTCCGGCTCGAAGGCACGACGGCGACGATGAAGAAGTACGCGCCCTTCTACGAGAAGATCCTGTACTACTACCTAGACCAGCTCCGGTTCGTCGACGAGCTGTCCGGCCCCCTCAAGGCTGGGTTCATCGGCTCACTCATCGTGCTGAAGCCTCACCTCGCCCCGTACACGTTGGAAGAGCTGGACGAGGACGAGGTCGAGAAGCGAAATCGTGGCGAGGCAGTGCGGCAAGACCTGATCGAAGGGCCCGCGCTGACCGTAAGCTACCCCGACCCGTACAACATCTGGCTCGATCCAACTGGGCGCGACACGTTCGTGATCGAGGAGGAGATCATGGATCTCTCCCTCGCGTACGACCTCGTCGACTTGGGCGTGTTTGACGGCGATGCCGTGGAGAAGGCATCCGAAGAAGACTGGGTCGAGTCCGACAAAGAAGTCCGCGAGCAGCAGCGCAAGCAGCAGATCATGGACATCACGCACCCGAAGGACCGGCGGCAGCTGAAGGTCACGCACTTCTGGGGCGCGCTGCCTGCGGAGGACGGGCGCGGGTGGCGGATCCGCAACGGCCACTACGCGATGCTGAATGACAAGTACGTCGGGCGCAAGCCGATGGAGAACCCGTACTTGTGGAGCACACAGAAGTGGGGCAAGCGCGGCCCCTACATCATCGGGTCGCCGTTCCGCCGCCCCTTCAGCGTGTACCACAAGGGCTTGTGCGAAGACGTGGTCGGGCTCGTGAAAGTCATGACCGAGCTGATGAACATGATCCTCGACTCCACGCTGTTCGCCAGCATCCCGGCCTTCGAAGTTGACCTCGACCAGATCGAGGATCCGCAGCAGCTGCTCGAAGGGATCTACCCCGCCAAGGTCTTCACGAAGCGGTCGGGCGGCCAGCCCAACAGCCAGATGATCAAGAACGTGGAGCTGTCCGGCGCGCGGCCCGAAGTCACGCAGATCTACGAGATGGTCAACCAAGAGTTCCAGGGCTCGACCGCCATCACCGGCTACATCTCCGGCCTCGACACGCCCGCGAACCGCACGGCCACTGAAGCGGTGATGCACCAGAACCAGGGCATGGGCATCTGGGGCGAGGTCGGGCGCAACCTCGAAGGCACCGTGCTCGAACCGTTCGTGCAGATGATGGCGTTCAACGCGGTGCAGTACCACGACGACTTCCTGAGCGACGAAGTCATCGAGATCCTCGGCGACGACGTGGCGATGCAGCTCCAGATGATGTCCTACGAGGAGCGCATCACGACCGTCGAGCCCGGCAAGATGGCCGTGAAGGCGACCGGCGTGACGGCACTCCTGAATCGCCAGGAGGAAGCGCAGAAGATCATGGGGTTCGTGCAGGGCCTCGGGCAGTTCGGCCAGATGCTGCCGATGGTCATGGCGGGCTTCGACCAGCAGTACTTCTTCCAGGGCCTCTTCAAGAAGTGGGTCCAAGCGTTCGGGTGGAACCCGGCGGATCTCTTCCGACCGCCGTCGCCCGAGCAGATCGCCGAGCAGCAGGCGGCAGCCGCAGGGGGTGCGGGACCCGCTGGTCCGGCGTCCGCTGGCCCCCCTGGCGCGACACCTCAACCGGGCCAACCCGCACCACCTGGGCCTGCCGCAGGACCCGCGCAGATGCAACACGTGATGGCAGCGATCAATGGCGGCGGATTGCCGCCGAACGGGCAGGTGAACACGCGTAGACGGTAAGGGGGGTGCAGGTGTGAGCATAAAGGCGAATGTGCTGCTCTGCATGTGTACGACAGGCACGGTGAAGGCCGACACGGCGATGTCGCTTGCGAGGCTCGTGGGCGCGCACCCGAGAGAGATCGGGCTCAGCATCCTGCACATCGAAGGCTGCTACGTTTCGCTGAGCCGGAATATGGCGGCCCGGCTGGCACTCAAGTCGGAGGAGAAGTTCACGCACCTGTTCTTCCTCGACTCCGACGTGACGGTGCAGGCCGACGCGCTAGTCAAGTTGCTGGGACACCAGAAGCCGATCGTGGCCGCGATGTACAACCGGCGCATGTTGCCTGCGGCCCCGCCGGTCTGGGTGGGGGACGAGAAGTCGGCCCGGCTCATCAAGCCGGGCGAAGTACCGGACAGCCTGTTCAAGTGCTACGCCGTCCCGGCAGGCGTACTGCTGATCGACCTGACAGTGTTCGGCAAGATTGCGAAGCCGTGGTTCTTGGTAGACATCCGGCCAGACGACACGCACACCGGCGAAGACATTTGGTTCTGCAAACAGGCGCACCGAGCGGGGTTCGACGTGTGGTGCGACCCGACTATCCCGGTTCAGCACATCGGGGACTATCCGTACTAGGGAGGTAGCACAGCATGGCGCGAGCGCGCAAAACATTCCGCGAGAAGAGCACCGTCAAGCCCGCAGTCCCCGCCGCCGAGGTGGAGGACTACGCGCATCCGGCGAGCGGCGGCCACCACGTGACGGCGGGGTATGACCCGTACCTCGGGCAAGTCACGGCGGAAGGGCGGCGCGCGATGGGGACGGGCCGGTTCATCGAGGACGGGTGGCTGGAAATGCCGCCGATCAAGCGGCCTGCCGACGACCCGCACGACTACGACTACGACAAGGAGTAGGCCATGACGCTGCACACCGGCTCCGGCCTTCGCATTTCCGACCAAACCATTCTCGCCGCGTGGCGCGATTGGTTCGACCCGTCGGTCAACCAGGGGTCGCTCGACGTTGTCACCGTCCCGTCGGCAGTGTACACGGCGGCGACGCACACCAGCGCGAACCTGATTCCGCCGATGTGGGCGCGCGGGGTCGTCTTGTACATCAACATCACGAACGCGAACGGCGGAACGGTGACCGTGACGGCGCAGGGCGTCGACCCGGTTGGCACCACCAACGTGTACACAATCCTGGCGAGCGCGGGGCTGTCGTCGAACGGACTGACGGTCCTCAAGATCTACCCAGGCCTCACCGCCGTCGCCAACACTGTCGCAAGCGACATCGTCCCGGCCCTCTGGAACATCAAGCACGTGGTGGCGACGGCCAGCATGACCTATAGCATCGGATACAGCTACGAGCCGTAAGGCATGCCCACTGTTCCATTCACTCCACCGTGGACCGGGTCGCAGCTAAGTCGTAATGGGCTCCGCGCGATCTGGCGCGACTGGTTTGACGGGAGCGTCGCGAAGCGGGCAACCGACATTGTCACTCTAGGGTCTGTTTCCACCGGCGGCGGTAACTTCGGCCCGCAGTACACGCCGATGTGGGCGCGCGGCATCAAGGTCTTCATCAACGTCACGGCAATCGGCGGCACCAACCCTTCGCTGCTCGTGGCTGTGTACGGCTACGATCCGGTCGCGAAGACGAACTACAGCCAGATCCTGATCAACGCCGGGGTCACGACAACGGGCCTTTCGACGCTCACCGTGCATCCTAGTCTCGCCAACGTCGCGAACGTAGTGCAGAACGACTTGCTGCCCGGCGTCTTCACCATCGGGTGGCTGCTCAACGGCACGAACCCCACCGTCACGTTCAGTGCGGGATACCAACTGCTCCCATAGGAGGAGAACGATGCGGTACGTGAACCTCGCAGCAAACCTCGCCACGTGGCGGGGCAACGGTGACGCCGGAGAGAGCAACGCCACCGATCAGAACACGGCGGCCATGGAAGTGGTGGGCCGTCCTGACAACAACAACAGTCACAACAGCGGACGCGTGAACTACTACAACAAGCTGGAGACGGCGTTCGGCTCCCCGCGCGCGCAGTGCAAGAAGCGCGTGACGCTCTCGGTGCTGAAGCGGTTCGTCCGCAAGTACGCCGCGAACAACAGCGCGAGCGCGTACCAGGGCATCCTTGGGCTACTCGGTCGTTAAGGATGACGGTCAGCCGGTCAGTACGCCGCAATCTTCCCGCATCCCGCACTGGTGTACCCAGCAAGCGTGGACAGTCAAGCGGCTCCTATCCGATGCCCGACAAGAAGCATGCGAGGCTCGCGAAGGCGTTCGCGGCCATGCATCACTCTCCGAACGAGGCCAGCATCGACCGTAAGGCCAACGCCATCCTTCACCCGCACGGCTCCGGCGTGATTCCCACCGACGCCTACAACGCGGGGTACGCCGGGATGGGGATGGACGACTACGTCGGCATGCAGTACGCGCAGGATCAGCAACAGGCCGGGGCCCAGCCCCCAGCCCAAAAGAAAAAGAAGCGAGGTGCGAGTTATGGGTAAGGTTCGGGGCTTCACGGCCAAAGATAAGCGCGCGCCGAAAGGTCGCGGCATGGCGGGCCACGAGGAGTCGAAGGCGTGGAACAACGGCGAGGATCGCGCCGTCTCCGCGCACGACGACCTGCGCGGCGACTTCGAGCAAGGCATGCGCCACCGTGAGCTGAACATGAAGGGCAACCTTCACGTGGGCTTCTCGAACGAGCGGAGCCTGGAGAAGGGCGAGTCGGGTCAGCGCATTCGCCCGTACGAAGAGCGGTTGCAGCGCGCGTCGATCGCGGGCGTTCAGATCAAGTCGGCCAGCGGGCCGAGCGACATGAGCGAAGGCAACCTGCATCACGCCAAGAACCGGTTCATGGACCGCGCGTCCTCGACCGGAGCCGTGCGCCCCTGGAAGCCGAAGGGTCGCGGGGCCGCCGAGCGGGCCAGCCGGGACGTATAGTGTTCCCTCGCGCCATTCCTCCGGTCGTCAAGATCATCGTTCTCGGCGTCCTCATCACGGTCGCCGCGCTCGTGATCGGCGGCCTCGGCGTGATCAACCACTTCTGCGCGAGCGGGGGCTGCCAGTAGATGCCTCGCCGTGAACCACGCCCGCTCAAGCTCGCGGGCGTCACCCCGTTCCCGAAGGCCGACGAGATGCCGACGACTGCCGGTGGGCTGAAGACCGGCGGCGGGTTCTCCGAGCCGAGCTTCGGCGACGTGGCCCCGATCCCCGGCGAGAAGCTGCCGGGCTTCGCGCGCGGCGGCAAGAAGGGCATCGTCCGGCTGCCCTCTGGATCGCGTCGGTTCACGCCGAGCGAAGTCAGCCGGGGTTACCGCGTTCATGAGTGAGCACTGGGTCAAAGACGCAGGCGGCAACATGACGGGCATGGACAAGAACAAGCCCGCCCCCAAACCACGTGATGGCCGCTGGCAGCGCAAGCGCGGTGGAGTATCGGGCGCGCCCGGCAAGCCCGGTCGCGTGAAGAAGGGCATTCAGCGGACGCCGCTCGGGTCGGCTCCGTTCCTGTCCGACGAGATTGGGCGCGGGTACCGCTTTCACCCGATCGACGAAGCTGCCAACAACGCGAACTGGAAGCAGAACAACGACCAGCTGCAGCGCGCGCTGCTGCGCCGGTAGGGGGTGACAGGGGGGATGCAGTCAGCCATTCCGTTCTCGAAGCTCGGAACGCTCGATGAACTGCTCGATCGGGCCAAGGCCGGACAAGCGGCCACCGGCGCGATGGAGCTGATCAAAGACGAGCTGTCGGCTCTGAAGGAAGACACGTACTTGAAGCTCCTGAACTGCCCCGACACCCAGCTCGTGGAGTATCGGGCCCAACTCAAGTCGCTAGAGCTGCTGGCGCGTAAGCTTCTGGCCCGCGAGGCACAGGGAGAGCTGGCGTACCGACAGATGATGGCACAGATTCCAGGCGTCGAGCAGGCGAAGTCAGAGCCATTCAAGCCTGCGCGTGTCGCTCGGAAGCGGTCTTCGAGGTCGACGAAGGCAACCGCGCAGTAGACCACCCCGTCCCACGCCCGCGCGTGGGGGAGCGGTTACAAAGCGGAGGTGTACACGTGTCCGAAGAGGGCAGCACGTGGAAGAACGCAGAGCTAGAGGCAAAGTATGCGGGGAAGTCCGCAGAGGATCTCGCGGAAATGCACTCGGCACTGGAACAGCGGCTGGGGACGCAGGGAGAAGAGCTGGGCGCACTTCGGGCCTCGCTCGACCGGCTGACGCAGCAGCTGACGCAGGGAGCGGGACGCACTGAGCCCGCCGAGGGTCGCACACCGAAGGGTCGGTATGCGAAGTACGCAGATAAGCTCATTCTTGATCCGGCTGCGACGCTCGACGAGGTGGCGGCAGAGATCAAGAACGAGGTCCGCACTGAGCTGACGAACGGGATGTCGCAGGCTGAGAACTACCGGCGCATCACCGACGACTTCATGCGGAACAACCCCGAGCTGGTCAAGGTCCGCGAGATCTTCGGCGAGATCGGGGACCGGCTCTACCGTGCGAATCCTCAGGCCGACTACGGCCAGATCCTTGAGGAAGCAAGGAAGCGCACCACCACGTACCTGCAAGAGCTTCGCAAGCGCGGAGTGATTGTGGGGGCGGATAGCAGCAGCCCCAGGAAGAACGACGGCATCACGACCAGCGGCGGTCGCACCCGCGACACGGCTCCGGCTGGCGGCGGCGACGAAGGCGACGGCGCAGCGTCCCCCGACGATGCGGTCTTGAAAGAGATCGCGAGCATCAAGTCGTGGCGGGACAAGCGGTCTAGTTTCCGGCGCAGCAGCAAGTAGTTCGTTCCCCTCGGGCTGTCACACTCACACGTGAAAGGAGTGACAGCTCATGCCACAGCAGCAATGGGCAATCTCTGCTGACGGTGGGTATCTAGCAAACCCGCGTATCAGCGAGCGGCTTCGGTTCGTCACGCAGCCGTTGATGAAGTTCCGTCAGTTCGTGCGTCCTGAGCCCGGCTTCGGAAAGAAAAAGGGTGACACCCTGCTCTTCGACCGGGTGAGCAACGTCGCGACGGGCGGCGGGCCGATCTCCGAACTGGAGAACATGCCCGAGACGAACGTCACCTTCACGCAGGGCTCTCTCGTCGTGAAGGAGTTCGGCAACTCGATCCCGTGGTCCGGCAAGCTTGAGGACCTGTCGGAGTTCGATGTTGAAAATATCTGGCTGCGCGCCCTCCGCGACGACGCCGCCAAGACGCTCGACACGCAGGTGGCCGCGCAGTTCGTTGCCACGCAGCTCGACTACACGCCGACCGGGACCGATGCGGCTCCGACAGCGACGTGGGACACCGACGCCGCGCAGGACGAAACGGCCACGCGGAACATCTCCACGTTCGACGTGAAGGAAGTCGTCGACAACATGAAGTCGCCGTACCTCGTGCCCTTCTACGACGGGGAGAATTACATGGCGATCGTGTCGGTCAAGTTCGGGCGTCGTCTCAAGGATGACCCCGACTTCGAGGACGCCGTCAAGTACGGCGATCCCGAGCGGCTCTTCACCGGCGAGATCGGACGGTACTACGGCGTCCGGTTCGTCGAAGAGACGCACTACCTCTCCAACAGCCTCGGCACCACGACCTACAACGGTTCCGCCGTGTTCTTCGGCGCGGACCCGGTCGTCGAGGGCATCGTCGTTCCCCTGGAAATGCGGATGAAGATCCCGACCGACTACGGTCGCGACAAGGGGCTGGCGTGGTACTTCCTCGGCGGCTGGCAGATCACGTTCTCCACGGCCAACAACGGCGAAGTCAAGATCGTCTACGTGACCTCGGCGTAACCTAGCCGGTAAGTGATGCGCCTGGGGCGGGGGCCTCGTACCCGCCCGACCCCCACAACCTACGGTGGGGGCCGGTCCTCTAACCTCGTAGGACACCAAGGAGGAAAACCATGTCGTACACCAAGATCCAACGGATCTTCGCCCCAACTGGGGTTGGGACGGCCAGCGCATCGGAAACCGTTGAGCTGATGTTCGGCTGGCGGCGTAGCACCGCAATCCTCGGCTACGGCGTCATCTGCACCCTGGCTGCGTCTGGCGCGGCCACCACGCATCCTGAGTACGATCTGTACACGTCGATCGCGGGTGCTGCGGCTGCAAGCCAGGACAGCATCACGACGACTGCGGCCTGCGAGAAGCTCGGCGCGATCGCTGAGCACTCCGCGCTCCTGAAGGCGGAAACGGTCACGGCACCGGATGCGTACCTCGCTCCGATCGACCTCAACGCGGGTTCGGTTGCCGCGCAGGGCGATCAGGCGTTGATCGAAACCGAGGTGGCAGCCAGCTTCGCCACCACGAGCCCGAAGTACATCGCATACCTCATCGTCGCATTCAAGGGCTCATAGCTCGAAGGTTGGCGGGGAGGGACTACCCCTCCCTGCCGACTATCACAGCCTTGCGGGAGGTGCTGTAATGTTGCTTCAGATCCTGAGTCTGATCGTCCCCGAGCTGAAGTCGGTGGCCGCCCTGAAGAAGTACGGGGTGGAGATCGACGCCGTCGTCAACGGCGTTGTGCGGCTCCAGTCTGCCGTCTCCGATGTCCAGGCCGGGAAGCTCGTGTCCCAGGAAGTCGGCGTCCTCAAGATCGGCGCGGACACGATCAAGTACGGGGTGTACGCCCAGAAGGCGTAAGGCCTCGTGCTCACAACCAGCATTCAATCGGCGGTTCAGGACAACCTCAACCGCTCGGACAGCGGCATCACTTCGAAGATCAACAACTGGATCAACGAGGCGAAGCGGCGGGTCGAGCGGCGGTTCAACATGGAGTACATGAAGGCGAACTACACGTACGCCTTCGTGGCCCCGGCCCAGAGCGTTGCCCTCACCACCATCTTCTCCAGCGATGTCCATCGCTTCAAGGACATCTTCTATGCTGCGTGGCGGCAAACCGCCGGTTCGAACACTGATCTCACGTGGACAGAGATACCGCGCATGTCCGAGGCCGAGGTGCTGGACGTGGAGTCCTACACTTCGGCCTCGCAGATTTATACGGGGCCGCCTGAGGGCTGGACGCTCGACGAGCTGAACTTCTACATCCACCCGCAGCCCGACTCTGGCAACACGTACACCGCCAACCTGTGGGTCTACCTCTTCTCTGCCGACTGGACGATCAGCGGCAACGAGGAGCCCTACCTCGCTAAGTTCGCGTACGACGCGGTCATCGCCGGGTCGACCATGCTCGGCTTCGACTATATGGGCGAGGTGCAGGATGCCCAGAAGTGGCAGGCCCGCTTCGAGGAGAAGATGCGCGACTTCCACGTGAATGAGTCTGCGCGCGTCCTCGGCAGCGTCAACGATCTCGTACCACTGACCGGCTCGCAAGACCGTGGCGTCCACCGTCGCAAGGGGACGCAATGGTGGATGACGGGCTGGGGGAGGATCTAGCGCATGGCGTCACCCTTCACGTTCAGCACCACGAAGCCCGCGAGCAGCGACGCCCTCAATGCCTTCCCGGCCTTCGTGCAGGGGCAGTGGGCGGCTCTGCTGTCGGTCCTCGGCACTCTCATCCCGACCGGCTCGCCGACCACCGGCTTCCGCGTGTACCAGAACAATAACGACGTAACGCTCACGTCGAACGTCGCCACGCTGGGCAGCGGCCTGAACCCGACCATCACGCAAGACGACGCCACGGCCCCTTCATGGGGGTTCCAGTTCGCGCCATCGGGCCCGGCTTCGCGCGTGTATTACGCTGCCGCCGGGGCGACGGCGTTCACGACCCTCATCGAGTTCCCTACGGTCGCCAGCGCGGTCAACTGGCTGCAGCTCTTGGGCTCAGCCACTGGTGCTCCGGTGCAGCTCAAGGCGGCGGGGTCTGACACCAACATCAACCTGTACGTGGTTTCGAAGGGTAACAAGTTCGTCGTCCTCAACCAGCTTAACCGGCTCTCAGTCTACAACAACGCAGGCGTGAGTTCGGCGTCGGCATCCATCGTGTCGACCGGCATCGGGATTGGCCCCATTACCCCGCAGACGTTGGCACGATTCACGGTGAAGGCTGTGCTCTTCGCGACGAACGCCACCGGCGGCGACAACGTAGTCGTCGAGTTGGTCCGCAGCACGACCGGCATCCCCGCCAACGGGTCGGCCCTGAACGGCGGCGACACCAGCATCGCGGGCGGGTGGACGTTCGAGCCGCCTGCCGCCAACATCAAGGTCCCGATCGCGTTCGCACGGGACGACACCGGGCTGACCAACGGGACCGCGTACTACTACTACCTCGCGTACAATGCGTCCGGCGGCGGCACGGCGAGCATCCCTGAAGCATTCGTTGAGGCGGTCGAGCAATAATGGGCCGTACTACCACCGTCACCCACGTGACCGACCTCGTGTTGCGGCGGGTCGAGGTCATCCCCACGTCGGTAGGCTACCGGCTCCGGCTGCACTGTCACGAGGTGGACACCGTCAACGGCAGTCCCGTCGAGTCACGTGAGAAGGTGTACGAGGACACCGCTGTCGACGGCGCGCTGCTCGCCGGTATCTACGCGGCAATCGACAAAGCTCTCCTGGCCGTCCGCGCGCGCGACTACACGTAATGCCGTCGCGCACTCAAGAGTTCCCGGTTGTCGGGCCGGATCTCGGGCTGGTCACCGGCGTCCCGTTCCACGCCATCCCCGACAAGGGATGGTCGGCGGCTCTCAACATGCGGTACCGGCTCGGCAACGCGCAGAAGGTGCCGGGGTTCGTCAAGGTGCAGGCGGCGGCCCTCGACAGCGCGATCATGGGCCTGTACAACTACACGACGACGACCGGGTGGAACTTCTGGATTGCGGCCACCCTGCACAAGGTCTACAAGATGGGCCCGAACGACGCCGCGTTCGTGGACATCTCGGGCGGCAACGATCTGGGCGGGGTCACGAACCTCGACCTCGTCAGCATGGCGACGTACAAGGATCAGCTCATCATCACCAACGGGCGCACCGCCCCGTGGCAGGCGACGGTCGACGGCTCCGGCAACATCAGCAACATCTCGGCTCTCGGCGGGTCGCCGCCCAAAGCGAAGGGCGTCACGGTCTTCCAGAATCACGTGGTGTTGTGGGACATCAACCCCTACGACGCAAGCCCGTCGCACCAGACGTTCCAATGGTCGGATCTCGGCAGCTCTACCACATGGACGCCGAGCAGCTCCAACGAGGCCGGGTCGCTGGCCTTAGTCGACGAGCCGTCCAAAGTGCTCACGTGCGTTCGGATGCGCGACAGCTTGATGGTGTACAAGAAGGACGCCGTCTACCTCGTCGACTACACCGGCTTCCCGTTCACGATGTCCGAGCGGCGGCTGATGTCGGGCGCGGGCCCCGTGAACCAGTGGGCGGTCGTGAACGTCAAGGACGCCCACTACATCCTGAGCACCGACAAGAACGTGTACAAGCTCACGCTGTTCGGGCCGGAGGACG